TTATGAAAGCATAGACCGTTTACCCTCCCTGGGTACGACGGAACAGGGGTCCTGATGGATAATTACATCCGATCCCGGAAAACGCCGTAAAATAGCCTGCTCTACCTGATCCGCCACCATATGTGCCTGAACCAAAGGCAGAGAGTCTTCCATTTCCAAATGAATCTGAATAAAGCGGGTCGGCCCTGACTGCCGCGTGCGAAGATCGTGAGCGCCGCTAACACCCGGCCAGGAAGTCACGATATCAATAATTTCTTGCCGTTCCTCATCAGGCAATGCGCGATCCAGTAATGACTGTACCGCCTCATATCCCATGCGTAACGCGCTATATAAAATATAGATGCCGATTCCCAATGCAAACAGAGCATCGGCGCGATGCCAGCCGTACCAGGACAACCCCAGCGCCAGCAGAATTGCGCCGTTCATCATAACATCAGACTGGTAATGTAGCATATCAGCCCGCACCGCCTGGCTTTGCGTCCGCCGCACCACCCAACGCTGAAACGAGACAAGGATAATCGTACAAATTAGCGCCACAATTGTCACGATAACCCCGACGCCTGGATCTGTCATCGGTGTTGGAGATATCAGATGTTGAATACCCGTCAAAAACAGGAATAGTGCCGAACCGGAGATAAACATACTTTGCGCCAGCGCCGCGAGGGACTCAGCTTTACCGTGACCAAACGAGTGATTATCGTCGGCAGGTTGCAGGGAATATCGCACCACCAATAAATTCGTCAACGACGCGCCGATATCCACCAGCGAATCCACCAGCGCGGCGAGAATACTCACCGACCCGGTATACCACCATGCAAAAATTTTAATCAGCAATAGCAGCGAAGCCATCGCCGTCGCAGCAATCGCCGCCCGACTGACCAGCCGTCCATAAGATTGATTCATAAATACTCCCGCTATCAACTGACGCTAGTATAACGGAAGCAAATCATCTGCAATGCATTAAGCAGCAGGCAAATTGAGGATAAAAAAAACCCCCACAGCATGTGGGGGAAGACAGGGATGGTGTCACAAAAAAGCACCTAACCTGATGATATAAATGGATTTATATCAAGCACTGTCCACATAGCGTCCACATCGACCATAAATAAGCCCCTCAACTGAGGGGCTATTTTTGTGATCACATCCACATAATTTGCTGTCCTGATGGTAACGGGTGCGGCCTTACGGCGTGGACTTCTCCCGGCTTCACGATGTATCGCTGTACCGACTCATAAGTGATGAACGTGGCGCTGCAATTCACGTTCTGACACTGGTGATAACGCTCTTTTGTCGTGTCAGTGATATAGCGGCTTGTACGCGCATGTGCGGCATGCTGGCATAAAGGACAATGAAACATCGCGAGCACCTCTTCCGGTTTTGTTGATGGTGCCATTTTAGTTAATTTATCCTTATAAAACAAACAGATAAAATAAAAACATCACTCATCATCTTCTGTTTCGTACTCCACATCAGAAAGCCTAACCTCAAGCTCTAAGGACGTCGTGAAGCCGCTATTATTCAGAAAATGTGTCACCTTAGTGATTGTCCAGTCCTGCTCGTCTATGACGCGCTTAAAGCCTGACACTTTAACCGGTGTTTCCGTGTAAATATCTGCCCGACCGGTAGCCAGGCTGATGGAGAACTCCGCCACACCCCGTTGCAGTTTATCCCACTTCGCCTGAGCGGCGCGCATGGCCTGTGCTTTCGTGGCATATACCGTGGTCAGTGCAAAAACGTTGTCAGCCTCACCGGCCATGTATTCACCTTCGCGCGCTTCCGGTACTTTTGGCGCTTTCTTCTGCGTGACTGGTTTCGCTTTCGGGTGCTCCAGTGCGCGCAGGTGTTTTTCTTTCTTTTTGCGTTTCAGTTTTACCTTCTGCTTTTGCGGCTTCGGGTCTTTGGTGTGAAGCCACTTTGCCGTTACGCCGGTATAGGCTCCACGGTCAGCAATCGCAAAATGATGACGGTCGCCGTCGCTGCGGGTGATGGTGACCTGCGGGATTTTTTTACCGCTGGCCGTCACCCCCTGTCCCGCTTTGAGAAACAGCAGTTTTCCCATTTTTACCGACACCTCACCGCCGTTGCGTTCTGCAAGACGGGTCAGAAATTTCGCATCAGACTCCTGCGACTGGTCGATGTGCGGGATTTTAATTCCGGCCAGTGACGGAGCGACACTGGCTTCCAGCCTGTTACGGGAGGCTATCGCCTCAACAATCGCGCCGAGCGTGGTGTCATGCCAGGAGCCTTCCCGGCGGGAATTAAGCGTCCCGCGAAAATCTGCACTCCGGGCGCGGATGGTGACCACATCCGGTGCGCCCCGGTGTTCAACCTCATCAACGGTAAATTTCCCTTTGCATACCAGGGCAAAACCTTTCCAGCCGATATACACCGTCAGGACAGCGCCACGAATCGGTAGTCCGACCTGCCCGTCGGCATCGTTCAGTTCAATATCAAGCTGGTCAGCCTCAAAGCCCCGGTTATCCGTCAGGGTCATGCTCATCAGACGGTCGCTGATATTGCCGGTAATATCCCTGCTGTCGAGCATCAGCATGTAATCCGGCGTCAGCGTACTGCCTGCATCAAATGTCAGCGCATCCAGCATTATCCCGCCCCCGTCATACCCGTGAATCTGGTCGCCATACTGCCAGCCTTACCGATGAGCGATTCCGCCTGTTTACCGATATCGCCATAAAGCGCGGCCAGTGATTCATCAACGCGGGTGAGCGACAGCGTAAAATCAATTTTCCGGGGTGTGCCGTCTGCAAAGAAAATACTCCCTGTTTCACTCACCCTGCTGATGACATACATGCCGTAAATCATGCCGGTGCCATCCAGCAACGGCCACGCCCGACCTTCCTCTGCCATCAGCCTGAGCGTGGTCATCGTCAGCTTTCCGCCTGTCAGTTCGGGATAAAGCACACCGGCAAGCGTAATGTTTTCCTCACCCACACCGAGAAATTGAAAGGCATCCCGTTTGCCGATACGGGAATTTGACGGCCAGCGATAATCTGATTCACGCTGCATGGTCTGGTGTGGCAGCGTCTGGCGCATAAAAACAAACATACCTAACGCGAGCATCATTTTTCGTCACCTCCTTAACCGTCATGCATCATGCTGGCACGGGCGCGCGCACGTTTATCCCGCTCGTATTTTTCGAGCGCATCCTGTAACTGGCGGTCAAGCTGTGTCCCCGGCGCAGTACCACCCGTCAGGCTGATGTGATATTCGTTTTTACTCTGGTCCACATAAGAGCGGCCAGCCGGTGCCGTAACCGGCTGATAAGCCTGATAACCTGCATAAGAGCTGGTCGCCGGAATATAACCACCGGTGCCATACGTGGCGGCATGAGTCCTTGCGGCGGTCTGGTCAAGTGTGTCTGACTCTTTGTTGATAACCCCGAGTTTTTCCAGTACCCAGTCAATACCGCTGCGCAGTTTGTTGAACGCATTAAGCGGCAGCATCAGCGCGTCAGCCAGTGCCTGCCCGAACATGACACCCGTGTCACGGCAACTGTTCAGGGTGTCCTGAGTGGCTTTGACCGGGGCAATCAGGTTTTTAAACCACTGCCACGCAGCCTGTAACTTTTCGCCCAGCCAGTCAAACACCGGTTTCAGTGGCGTGAACAGCTCCCCCACCGGCGCAAATGCCGCTTTCAGCCCTTCCACCACACCGCCAAAGAATGCGCTGACAGGCTCCCAGTATTTACGGATAAGTAACGCCCCGGCGACAATGGCGGCCACCACGGCCACAACCGGCCAGCTAATCGCCCCGATGGCGGTCATAACAGCACTGCCAACCGTCGTGAAGATTGCCCCCATTGCGCCTGCTGCCGCGATGATGGCATTGATGCCGGTGATAACCGGCCAGGCTACAAGACCAATTGCACCGATGATGCCAGTCAGCGCCAGCGCACCACCGGCAATGAGGCCAATGGTTGACGCCAGTGATTTGTTTTTCTGTATCCAGCCGTCGAGTTTTAACACATACTTTGTGGCCGTCTGCGTGAGCTTACGTAGCGCGCCTTCCTGCTGGTCAAACAGGTCTGTCCCCACCGCCTCATAAGCGGACTGAAACTCCTTAAAGTCACCGCCGAGGTTGTCCTGCATGATATTTACCAGCTCGGCGGTCTTCCCGTCTGAGGCTTTAAACGCAGCGGTCAGTTTGTCCAGCTTTCCGGTTGAGGCGGCAGTCATCAGCACGGCGGCGGCTGAGCTGGCCTCCTCCCCGAAAATAGTTTTCATGTATTCAGCCTGCTGGGCAGTACCGAGCCGGTTTTTCTCAAAGCTGGCCTGCATTTCTTTCAGAATGGTAAATACTGGTCGGGTATTCCCCTTACTGTCTGAGGTTTTCACACCAAGCTCTTTCAGTGCATCCCATGCTTTTCCCGTCGGTGCCTGCAGGCGGCTTAACACGGCACGGCTTCCCGTCCCCGCCATTGAGCCTGTGATTTTTGCATCATGCAGCGCCCCGACCATTGCGGCGGTTTCTTCAATGCTGACACCGGCATTTTTTGCCACAGGTGCGGCATAGGTCAGCGCATCGCTCATGCCGTCAAAATCGGCGGCGGTTTTGTTCATCGTCATGGAGAGAACATCCCCGATATGAGCGACCTTATCGTTTGAAAGCTGAAAGGCGGATTTCATCCCCATCAGCAGGGCGGCGTTTTCTTCCATCGTGCGGCGGTTCGCCAGCGCCATGTTCAGCGTGACCGGCGTTGCCGCCTGAATGGCATCAACATCCCCACCGGCTTTCGCAATAATAATCTGCGCACCGGCCGCATCATCCGCCGAGGCGGCGGTATTGTCGCCGAGCTGGCGCGCCTGTTTGCGTAGCGCGGCCATTTCGGCGGAATCTTTTGCCACACCGAGCACGGCCTGCAATTCTGAGTTTTTCTGCGCAAACTCATAACCGGGCATCAGCAGCTTAACTCCGGCCATCGTTCCCGCCGCCGCAATCCCCATACCGGCAGCGCCCACCGAGGCCATATTTCCGGCCAGTTCCTTGCCTGCCTGATAACGCTGTTTGACTGCGTTAAGTTTTGCCTGTTGCGCACTGACACGCGCCAGCGCGTCGCGCTGACGGTTAAGCTGTGCGGTGGTTTCACTGATACGGTTTTTCAGTCCCTGCTCATCATGTGCAAGATTGCGGGTATTAATTCCCACAGCGGCCAGTTCCCGTTGCTGGCGTTTAACGGAATCCGTCAGGCGGTTATATTTCGCCTGTAAGTCCTCCGCCGCACGCTTTGCGGATTCCAGCACTTTCGCCTGAGCACGGGTCGGACGTTCGGTGTTTTTAAACTGTGTGGCAAGGGCTTCGGCTTCCTGCCGAGCCTTTTCAAGTGCATGACCAGTCACGGCGAGCTGTGCACTGGTCTTGCGAAATCCCTCAATACGGGATGCCTGACCGTTCAGCTCGCGCAGTGATTTTTGTGTTTCCCGGATATCCCCCGACAGCGATTTGCTCGCTGTGCGGATGGATTTAAACGGGCGGGATGCCTGGTCAACAGCCCTGAGCAATACCTGTAATTTTACATTGTTACTCATTCGTGTTTCCGCTTCGCCGGAGCGCCTTTTCGCGCCATGTGATGAGTTCGGTCAGGCTCATGGGATACAGTTCTGATGGCGGCCAGTGAAATATCACTGCCACATCCGCCATCAGGTCATCGACCGAGAGATTTTTTGGAAACGTCACTGCACCGAGTTCGGCGACAAAAAACCGACCACCTTACCGGCCAGCGCCACAAGGTCAGGCAGTTCCAGCGCGGCGACTTCCTGCTCGGTCAGCATCGGTGCCGTCATGCGCGGCAGCACCTTAATCAGTGCATCGACTTCGGAGTTCGCGACCGCTGCCAGACTGACACCGCGCAGCGTCCCGGCATTGGGTTTCATCAGCGTGACCTGTTCAATAACCTGCTCACCACGTTTGACCGGATTGTCCAGGGTAATGACATTTTCTTTGTTCATGGTTTTCTCACTTCTGAATCGGGGTTACCGGTCAGCCTGGCTGACCGGATGAAAATCACAGGCCGATATTGCGGCGGTGTTGCTCCAGCCGGTCGACGCCGTTCACCTTCTCAATCATGTTGATGGTGTCAATTTCGACCAGCTCCTTACCGTCCATCGTCAGCCGGAAATAGGTGCAGACCACGGAGATTTTCGACTCAGTGTCTTCTCCCTGTTTACCCTCGCCGGTGTCGATTTCTTTCTGACGTCCACGCATGACCACTTCGACGGCCACCGTTTCGCCGGTATCGTCACGCTGGTAAGAACCAGCAAAACGAATCGGCACGGCATCCACACCGGTTGCGGCGTAAAGCTCCCAGATAACCGAATCCGGGAAGCCCCCGAGCGACCACTCCATTGACAGCGCATCGTCATCAAGGCCGAGGTCTACCGGTGCGCTGCCGTTCATCCCCGCACCGCGATAGTTTTCGAGCTTACGGGTCAGTTTTGGCAGCGTGACGGACTTTGCAACGCCCTGATAGCTGTAGCCGTTCAGAAAGACGTTCATTAACTTGAGTTTGCGCGGCATTGCCATCGGTCAGGCTCCTTAATTGCTGTTAACCGAGGTGACCAGATTTGCCAGATATTTATCGGTGATACGCTGGCGCAGGGTCAGGTTTTCGAGAGGAGGCGCCGGGGTATAGTCGTAGTCGATATACAGTTTTCCGGCCTTGAGGGTTTCCGCATCGTTGGATTCTTCGCTGAACCAGCAGGTCGCATCCACGATATAGCCGTTTGTTTTCAGCTCACGGAATTTGGCATTGATGCCGTCAACGATGTCGCGAATCAGCGTTGCGGTGATGGGCTTGTCCACCGCCCACATGTGCGCCTCAGCCATCGTATCGGCCAGCACCTGCGCGGTGCGGGTGTAGTTTTCAAAGAGGAAAAGCGGGTCATCAGAGCAGGTACGGTTACCCCAGAAGCGGAAACCGTCACGGCGAATCAGCGTTGTGACGCCTGCCTCGTTCAGCAGGTCAGCATCGGTGCCGGACTCCTGCAAATCCCAGAATACAGAGGCGCTGATGCCGGTAACACCGTTTACCCCGACATTGGACAGCGTTTTATGCCAGCCCTGCTCCTGGTCGATTTTAGCGCGCAGACCCAGCGCACGGGCGGTGGCATACGCGGTGGCGGTGGTGCTGCTGACCGTATCCCATGCGAGGAAATCCGGCCAGATGACCATCAGCTCACGCTGGCTGAAATTCTGGCGGTAGGCTTTCACCTCGGAAATAGTCTTACAGCCCCATGCGCTGATATATCCGAAAGCGCGCAGCTTCTGACAGACGGATGCCAGTGCAACAGCCACCTCTTTGGTATCCAGTCCCGGCACACCGAGAATACGCGGTTTAACACCGGTTACCGACTCCGCCGCCAGCAGGGCTTTCAGTCCGGTGTACTGACCGTTTTCGTCGGTGGTGCCGATGATATTGGAAACGGTCTGCGCGAGTTTCGTTTCTTCGTCATCGCCGGTGCCGTCTTCCACGCGCACGACAACGGTGACCGGTTTTGACTGGTCGGCGATGGCCTGCAACGATGCCGCCAGCGAGCCTTTTTTACCGGCCTTTGCAATTGCGCTCTGCACATTGGTAATCAACACCGGTTTATTGAGGGGGAAAGTTTCCGCATCCGCATCGCTGGCCGTGCAGACCATGCCGACAATGGCAGTGGATACGGTGGAAATGACGCGGGTGCCGTCGTTAATCTCCAGCACCTGCACGCCATGATGATAGTCACTCATCCGTTTAACTCCGTGGTTAATGGGTGCAACTATTTTCTGTTGTGCAGAGCATGAGACGCTATTTGACCTGGCTGGCCAGTGGATGAAACAACAGATAAAGAAAAGGCGGGCAATCAGCCCGCCAGCCTTGATTTGCACTCTCTCAATTTCCAACTGACAAAATACGTAGCCAAAACGCTATCAAATCTGACAGCCTGCTTTGAGCGAGAAACAGACATGGATGGCATACAGTGAAAGTAGCCGCACAATGAGCATCACTGCAATTCTGAATTCAAGCTCTAATACTATTGAGACCGTATCATACAGTCACTCGCAAAAATTACTTTACCTGAGTGAAAAAATTGATTCCAAGCAAAATGAAAACTTGTAATTCATTATTACATGCATAATAATGAATAAAAACTTGAGCTATATAAACCAAAGTTGTTCCGAATAGTCCGTTGAGACATCACTCGAATTATAGGAATACAAGGTTTTATTTTTATAAGGAATCGCTCCCATGGGTTTGCAAAGCATAAGAATAAAAAACTTACTATCATTTAATGATGTAATAATAAATTCCCTAGAGGATGTAAATTGCATTGTAGGGATGAATAATGTTGGCAAATCCAATCTTATGAAAATATTGAAATATTTTTACGACAAACTTGACGACATAAAAGTAATACCTCCTGATTTTCATTCTAGTTATACTCCTTCAGGGTCAATAACATTGACTTATGATGTAACAAGAATAAAGAGAATTGTAATGAACCCTAATAACAATGGTCGCTTTCACAAGCATATTTATAACACTTTATTTAAGCCACAATCATTCATCCGAAAGCCGCAGAAATTCTGTCTTCCTTTCATATCTCCTTTGGGTTTCCAAAGAAAAAGCACTTATAGCATTACACTCACAATTTCTAAAGATGACTCCGTAACTTGGTCAATTAGCACACCAAATGCCCGGCATCTAATTAAAACTCTATTTCCTTTTTTCCATATTGAAACCAGACACATTGACTTATACGACTGGAATAGCATATGGAAAATGCTCAGCAGTATAAATTCCTTTAATTTCTCTGAAATAAAAAAAGAAGAACTCCTTGAGTTTTTGAATGAGAAAATATCAACTAAGCGGGGTAGTTACAAGAAGTATATAGAAAGAGTTGAAAATGTAATCCATACTAAACCTTACACCTATAAAGATAAAGTCGTTAATTATCTAAAAATAGTTTTAGATGGCGATATTTTCATAAATAAAGGTGAAGAACTACATGTTCAGTCGGATGGCACGAACTCTCACAAATATCTTGAAATTATACTTAGCCTATTAATTTCATTAACAAGAACAGAATTTATCAATCCAATTATATATATTGATGAACCTGAAATTGGGCTACATCCAAAACTTAGCGAGAACTTTATTGAGAACATAAGCCTGACATATAAAAAGTATGATAAAACCCATGAGGAAATTGAGCCTGGAAAATATTCAACACCATATCCAACTCTTATATTTAGCACTCATTCTCCGAGTTTACTAAAACTCACGCTAAAATCTTTCTTACATAAACAGCAGGTTTTGCATTTTTCAAAAGAACGTGACAACTCGACCAAAATTTCAAAATTAAACTCTAAATATAATGACATTAGATTTATAAATATGCTTAGCGATAATGAGGCCCGTCTATTCTTTAGTGAATACATTCTATTTGTAGAGGGCGCCACAGAAGTTGAATTGTTTAGAAATTATAATCTGCAAAAGCTGTTTCCAGTACTTAAAAGGTTAGATGTGTATGATTGCGATGAAGTAATGTTGAAAAATATAAACCCCAGCTACTCAAATGCAGCCATCCCATTTCTAGTAGTAAAGGATATTGATCAGATTGCCGTTGTTGACTTCGAACATGAACAATTTAAATTTAATTCGAAAGGGAAATCAATTATTAATAAAATCATTAAGAGAGATAAACTACACTATTTTTCGACATACCAAAAACCTTTTCTTAACGCAGCAAAATTTCTTTTAAGCCAAGATGAAAGGAAAGTAACATTCAGTGAAAATGGCCTAAAATTCAGACACTTCAGTATAGGCAGAGTTATAAGCGCAGTTAATTTTTTATCCTCTAAAGATAATGTTTATTATACTTCTACAACGATAGAAGGCTCATTGATCAATGAATTCTCTTTAGAGACATTCTCTTTATGGATCATTGACATAGTAATGAGAAGCTTTAATGTAAATAATAAAAACCCTGTAAAAATGATTAATGCTCTGCTGCAAAAATACGATATTAAAACCCAATCAAAACAACTTTTTCCCAAAATACTTTCAAAATGTGAAACAAATCATAACCTACCATTGCGGCACATGAGATTATTGAAAATCATTAAAATTAGATATGCTAAAGAAATAATTGATGAGTTTAAAAAAACCATCCCCGACGTAAAAGACCAAGTTGCTATCTTGCGCCTTATTTTTAGTGGCAAAACAGAAACTCTTGTAAGTATAGAAATGCATTATAAAATTGATCAAAAACCGATACGGCAAGATATATTGGATTATATCAAAGCATTAAAGTCAGAAAATTTCTCTTTTATGAGTTCTTACATAGGAAAGACTTCTGGATGGGTTACAAGCTTCATTGATTTTAGCCTTAATCATTATTCAGCCCTAGATAAAGAAAATGTCGAAAAAAAATTCCGCTTGGCTTTTCCTGAAATTTCGCATATCATCGATCATGCTTCTTCTTCGATAGAAGCTGGAGGGCTCAAATGAGCTGACGCATGCCGTCACTTGCTCCAGCAAACACTAGCTCGGATTGTCTTGCGTCCGCTAAGCCGCTTTAAGCCTCACGGGGTGTAAAGATGTTATTGGTATCGAAGAGGAAGCTTTTACATGAAACATAAAATTAATAAAATTAACAATGATTTTTATAAAAATTTTTATCTAAGAGAAACATTCTCCGATGATATTATTATGACTCACGGAGTCCCTGAGATTTCCAATGACGATTATAAAAGCATTTCATTAAAGAATAGATTATGTTTCACTATAAGAAAAAGCTCCCCGCATAAAAAAATACAAGAAAGACTTATAAAAAATTTCCTAGTAAAAGTTCCTCTTAGCTCACCTGCAATTGCCTATCGTAAAAAATTAAACTATTTGAATTTTCTAGAACCTCATATCCATGGTGAGAACTTTTGTCGAATTGACTTATGTAATTTTTTTCATAACATAAACTATAACTTTGCAAGGGAGTGTTTCAAATCCTACTTTGAAGATGAATATCTGGTAAATAAAAAAATCAAAGTTATTGATGCATTTTTAAATAGTTTATCTATTGAGATTGTAGTCAACAATAAAAAGAAAAAAATATTTCCAATGGGATTCGCCACATCACCTTTCATATCCAATATAATTTTCAGAAAGTTAGATATTTTAATTAAAAGTTTGTGTGACAAAAGAAGCATCATTTACACTCGTTATGCTGATGATATGCTTTTTTCGAGCTCCGGGAAAGACAAACTTCTTGGAAGTGAACATTTTGACAACGAGATATCAACTATTGTCAATACGGCAGGACTGTCCCTCAACAAACATAAAAAAATATTTAAGAAAGGCATAATCTCACTAAACGGCTATGTAATAGAAAATAAAAATGGAGGGGGAGAGAGAGGGAGTATAAGAATATCTAATGGAAAAATGTATTTAATACGGAAAGCACTAGATAAATTTAAAAAGGGATATTCTAAAGAGCATATTTGCAAAAAAGTATTTTCTGTTAAATCACCAACTGTCAAGTATAATAACAATGCAGATCAGTTTGTAACGGATTTTTATAATTCACAATTCTCTAATAAGTTAGCTGGTTATCGTTCATATTTAATATCATTAGTAAAATTTAATGATAAATTCAGATGTTTTCACGAAAACGAAATCACCAAATACTCAGTGATTATTGATGAAATTTCTAATGCACTGCTAAAACCCTAGCCTTAGAAAGTTAATGTTTTGGCCCTAAAGCAAGGGCCTTAATAGTAAAAATAGTTACCAGCATAAGTATTCCTTCAACTAATCACACAAATTAACGTTAGCAACGTTCCCTTTTTACACCGTCTGAGCACTAAGCTGTCGGTCATTCTGGTCTACCATACTATTATACGTAACATCCAAGAGTGTTCCTGCAAACGGTCGTAGAAAATGCGGGCTTCGCCATTTTCTGGCCGACGCCGGTCTCGTCGAGTTCTTCTGACTGTTCAAGTGCAAATGCGCCTGTAGGTATCCCTACAAAAGAAACCATCAACTTTTAGATAGTATCTGGCACTCCAACTCCCGCTGTTGACTCGGAGCGGACTGTCAGATTAGGCTTTACTCTGTACCATAGATACGTTAGCTCACTCCAGAGATCATACAACTTATTGCGGCATGTCCGGCCATTCAGGATTTGAAGGGTCCACACGACTGACCAGAACGCTGTAGCGTTCCCATGCATCCAGTCGACTGCGCTCCTCACCTGCTGCCATATTCAGCCTGACAGCGCGCTCCAGCGGCAAAATTACGGATTCAGCTTCGGAAAGCAAAGCTGCCTTATGTAATTCCGCTAGTTTCTGCTGTTCGTCTGCCGTATAAATCCGCTTAATCACGGCACCATCCTTAAACATCCATTTACCTGAGTCATCAGCACGCCGGTTGGCAGTAATATCAGGAACCTCAACGACGCTAAAACCTTCAGGATTAAGCGTTGAAGCATCTCTGGTGATGGCGACAATAATATTATTTTCATCGTAAACAATCTTTATTGTGTCTGGCTGAAAATTACTTACTTCCTCATACCAGTTTTTTCCGTCTTCGGACCATAACCAGATAACATCAAAATTCTTTGTTAGCTGATATTGCTCTTTTGTTTTTGGATTACCTGACTTAATGTTCTTTAAATGCTGCATTACTTACACCTGCGCAACGTTATACCATGTGCCATTGATGTATTTTTGTATCGGCCTGAAGATGGCCTCATCATCGCCATCTACTTCACCAATGATTCTTAATCCGGTAATCGTGTGTCCGGCTTTTTCATAACGACCACCTCGCGCCATCAATTGAACAACTCGCGTACCCAGGCGAACATCTTTCACATAGCGGGAATCAAAATTCCCCCAGTTGCTGGGTTGCATCTGACCGTTAACAGCAAATATTACCGAGTTATCTGTATTTCGCTGGCTATAGAAATGCCATCCGGACTCATCGCCTAACTCTGCAACCACTGGACGGTTGGAAGCACCCCATAAATTAAAGGTAATATTCTTCGTGGATGTGTTAGAGCTGGATAGCGAGAACTTTTTACTATCCCCTGCCTGAATATTTTTAAAAGCAATAGCCACTCCATTCTGAAAACGGAATACACGCTGACTGTTAGCATAAACATCAAGAATACCGTCTCCATTCTGTTTAAATCCGGTATCATTATCACCAAGGACAATAGAGCTACCACCTAGTGCATTCGTCGTACCAACTCCAAGACAGCCATTAATGACGGCATTAACAAGAATATTTAGTGCATCCCATTTCAGCGTCATCAGGTCTTTTGTTGTGGTACTCTGGCGGCTTCTCCATTTGAAATATTCATTGCCGTTATCCCCCGTTTCAAACCACATGTATGAATCAGCGTCACCATCGGCATCATTTTTAAATCCAATCTTCGCCCAGTCAGTATTTCGAATCCAGGCAAGGATTGAGTCGTTTTCAAAAGTAATCCCGCCGGACAAGGTATCGCCATTCTTTTGCACCGCGTTCCTGGCCCTGTTTACCGTTTCCTGCAAACCGAGGTATTCGATAACGGCAGCAATGGTCGCTTTATCCAGAATATCCCGCCCGACTTTTGTCAGGGTTGCCAAACTGGCAACATCATTCCCCGTAAAATACGGAAAGCTGTCTGCCGCAGTAGCAAGCCCCGCCAGCGCCGTCAGAGTGGCATCTTTCGGTTGCTTACCCGCAAGCGCATTAGTCATGGAGGTAGCAAAATTCGGGTCATTGCCCAGCGCCGCCGCCAGCTCGTTCAGCGTATTCAGTGCGTCAGGCGACGAGTCTACAATGGCGGCAATCGCGGCCATAACGAAAGCCGTGTTTGCGATCTGAGTATTATTCGTTCCCTGTCGCGCAGTTGGCGTCGTTGGCGTTCCGGTCAGTGCAGGGCTGTTTAATGGCGCTTTTTTGTTCGCTTCATCCATTACCGTCTTAACAGCTTTTGGTGTTGCGGCGAGCGTTTCAGACGTGCTGTTGGTCGCACTGCTTAACTGAGTAAAACCTTTTGCGGTCAGCGAGGCGTCAGGGTGACGTCGTGACTGTTCATGTTCTGCAATTTTGTCATCAACGTAATCCTGCGTTGCCATCACCGTTGTGGTGTCAATGGTCAGCGCCACTGAGGCCACACTGCTGACGATGATGACCATGCGGCAGGTCTGCGAACGCCCTGAGCCTTCGGCAAGGGCAGGCTTATAACTTTCGGCCATGTTCGCCACGGCAATTAACGTTCCCGCATCATCGTACAGGCCAAGCTCACGCATCCAGAAACCGCCCACCTCCGGCGGAATAACCAGCTCTGCGATAATATAATTACTGTTTCGTTTGTCCTGGCTGATTTTGTTCAGCGTATGTCGCCAGACTTCGTGGATAAGCCCGGTCTGTCCGGCATCCGGGACAGGCAATTTACCACCGCCATCCCCGACGGCCATCGTGGTAATGTTGACCTTCCGCCCTCCCGGTGCGGTTGCCGCTGCCAGCTTTGCTGCACCGGCAGTGGTGATAACGGTTTTGAATTTTGTGCTCATTATTCCTCACTTATCCGGGGTAAACCGTAATTACATCGCCGTCGTAAGCCACACCACCGGCGAACAGGTAGCCGGGAATGTCCCGGGTAATGTTCAGGCCAATAAGATGACGGCTTGCAGGTTTGGCATCAGCAATCAGCCGTTCCATTTCCTGATACATTGCCTCTGTGATGCCACTTTCCAGTACACCAATATTAAGCCGGAAGGTGCCGGGCGGGTCACTGTTTTCCCACCACTCCGTCACGTTGATGAGATAGCCGAGCGGCTCCACCACACGCCGGATTGCACCGATAGTGCCCTTATGACAGTGGATGAAATAGGCATCGCGGATAACGGCGCGTTTTGTCGCTTCCGGCCACTTTTCATCCCACCTGTCGACCGAAAATGCCCACGCCAGCCACGGCAGCAGATTTGCCGGACAGGTATCCGGGTTCCACAGTTCACGAATCCTGACCGGCGTTTTTTCAATTTCCGCACAGGCTTTTGCGGCGGCAACTTCAAGCGGTGATGAGCCGGTCGGCAGCAGTCGCGAATCACTCATCCGAGCCTCCGGTCACGACGCGGTATTCGGTACAGAAAGACGCCTGCGTACTGTTGAGCACGATGTCGGCCAGCGGTGCAGTCAGTTCGACACGCTGCACGCCTTCCACATGCAAAGCGGCATAAATGGCAGACAGACGGATGTCGCGCCCCAGCCGGTGCTGTGCCGTGATGTACGCTTCCAGTTTTTTCACGGCAGCAGCGCGTATGGGTTCGCTTTCGGGACCAGGGTAAAGGTAAAGCGTGGCGTTTATCTGGTATTCAACGATGGCGGCAGACTGCACGGTCACGTGGTCGGCCACCGGCCTGACGTCCTCGCCATTAAGGGCGTTACGCACCACCGCCAGCAGGTCTTCGGA